GTTGCATAGCGGGGCGTCATTACGGCAGCGTTCTCGTTCAGCTTCTGCTGGGCTTGCAACAGCACCAGAGAGGTAGAAGGAGTCGTGCCGGGGGTGCCTACCGTGTTACCGATGGTCTTGTACGCATTGGCAACGTCAGCATCAATGCTGGATGCCAACTGGCTGATACGTGGCTTAAGCACACGTTCTGCGAAGTCGTCCAACTGCATCGTCAGTTCAGCGGAGGTGAAGTTCACGCCGATATGCTTTTGGGTGGAGACAGTCAGCGTGGTGAACTGCTCGTTGTCGTCCTGAACTTGCAGGGCAGCACCGTCAGTGACCAGAGCGCGGTCGGGCAGGCGAATACGCAGAGTAGAACCAATCTTGGCACCACTGACAGCAAAGCTGTCGTCGTACTGACGGTTTACGTTGCGGGTAAGCACCAGGTTGTTTTCGAGAATCTCAAGCGCCTTGCGCGTGATCATGTCGATGGTAAGAATCGAATTAGCCATGAAGAAAATCCTTTAAAAGTTAGCGGGTTTGCGCTTCCCACTTTTTCCGTTGTCGTGCCCTATCGGCTTCAATCCACTGCGAAGCCGTCATGTTCTGGGTAGAACGTGGGTCCGTAGTGTCATAGGCCGGTGATCCAGTGGATCGGGCAGTGACAGGCGAAATCGGCGCTGGCGCTGATGTAGTACGTTTCATCGGAGGGTCAGACGCCAACTTGGCTTCAATCCTTCCGATTTCCCTTGCCTGGACAAGCGGGGCTAGGCGGGAGATACGCGCTGCATCTTTGGGATTGGTTCCGAGATAGTAGGCTAGCTCAGGTCCAACGTCCGAAGACCGAATCGTATCAGCCATCACATCAGTAATCGTCAGCTTGGGGTTGTACGCGACCTGTTCAAAGTCATCGTACTTAGCCCGTGCTTCCTCTTCCTTGTCGTGATAACTCTCAAGAACTTGCGAGTGCTGCTTGGCCGCTTCCCGTTGCGAAATCAGTTGTTCGGCCTTTTGATAGGTCAACGCATCGGCGTAAGCCTCTGGCGTTTCAAACTGATCCGCAGACTGTGCTGCCGGAGCCCTCAAGGTCTGCGTTTCCGCAACCCTCTGTGCTTGTTCCCGTTCCCACTTTCGTTGCTCTCTTGCGAGGCGTTTTCCAATAGCCGCATCAAGTTCCTCTTGCGAGAAGGTCTTGGGTGCTTCTGCTTCCGGCGCGTTAACTTCGGGTTCAGGTGCAGCCGTTGCCACCTGTTCCAGCGCGGGTTCTACAACCGCTAGGTTCTCTTCCGACATTTTTCGATTCCTAAGAATCCCTGATGAATCGCATCAGTACGTTTTGTCAGCATTATGCTGGAATTTGCCCTGTCATTCAAAGTCAATAGGTTGTGTTGTTTGCAACCGTACCCTCACCACCGGCAATAGTAAACCCGGATTGCGTGTTTACCGAAAGGTTAGATGAAAGCAATGCTGATGGAGTTGGATTCCCAGAAGCGTTTATCGCATATGTAGCCCTAGCACCACCAGATCGTGTGTCATTTACTATGTTGCTGTTTGCGATGTAATTGCTGCACTCAGACAACAAAATAACATCGGTGTTTGTAGAGCAATTGTAAAAAGAATTTCCATTTACTTTTAACCCAGAAACGCGAAACAAATACAAAGCAGTCCCTGTTAAATCTGTGAAGGTGTTGTTTTCAATATCAATTGCCAAAGAATTAGGCCGAGTCCCTGATGAATTTAATTTAATACCAAATTCTGTAGAAGTAATTCTATTGCCATTAAACTTTACGTTTTTTAAACCGTATGCGCTAGAGCCACCAGACATATTTACAAACGAGCCATATTCACCAAACACGTTGTTGTTTGAAATTACGGCGTCAAGCGTAAACAATGTAGTGCCAGCAGAAGCTCCTGCAATTTGTAACACTGCTGCTGGAGCTACACCCAAAATGCGAGTGTCTCTAAACGAGTTGTCGCCGATAGTAAGCGCCCGTGAATAGGCTTGAATTATTGGATGAGTAATGTCACCAGCATTGAAAAAGTTATTGCCGCTGATAAGTTTGCCAGTACCAAGTCCAGCCATCACAAGATACGCCAAAGAACCATTCAAAGTGTTTCCGTGGAATTTGAAGCTGCCGAATGTGTAAGATTCAACGCGAACGCGGAATACATTATTGGAAACAATACCGTTTTCAGATTCAAAAGACCCAGTATCAAAAGTTACAGAATGATCTGACCCTGTATCTGGTATATCAAAAATGCAATCAGTCACGATCATATTGAACGTAGACGAAATGCTTAGATATGTAATACCCGTAGCATTTGTGGCTGTGGTCGTCTTGAAATAACAACCGCTGACCCGTGTGTTTAGATTGTGATACGCAGTAACAGGGTTTGGCGAACCAAAGCTAAGCCCACCAGTTACCGTGGCTTCTTCACGAAGCGCAAAATTTCCATTGTTTATAAAATCGCAATTTTCAACCGTGATGTTTCTGGCGTAAGTAGCGTCGCCAGCATCTGACTCAACATCAACCCCAAACAAACCGCAATCTTTGAACGTGCAACCAGTAATAGTTACATCGTTTGCGCCATCGGTAATACTTATGCCATTGCGTGTAAATTGTTCAATAAGACAATTTTCAATAAGGATGCTATTGCGACCTGACGCCCCAGTTTCAATATAAATCCCATCTGGCCCTTGGGCTTTAATGGAGATATCATAGCCGTTATAAAAGTGGCAATTGCTAACCGTGACATTTGTTGCATTTGCAATATACATGCAAATTTTCCAAATTGCTGATGGGCCAGAAGGAGCATTGTCATCAAACTCAATGTTTTCTATACGAACGTTATCAACAATAGCTGCGTCATAAGCCACACCAATAATAATGTTGCCTTTTCGTTTAAGCACAGAGCCAAGTTCGCCGACTAACGCCACATCAGAAGACATATCAACGCGGTCAACATAGTACGTTCCAGAAGGCACAAACACTGTACCGCCACCAACAGCAGCGGCAGCAATTGCCAAATCAAACGCAACTGTATCTTCTGTAGTGCCGTTACCTACCGCGCCGTAATCCAGCACGTTAAAGTACGCGCCTTTAATCATGGAAAAACTAACTTTTGTAAGCGCCATGATTTGCCTCAGACTGTGTATGTAATCGAGAAATAAATATCTGACGTAGAAGCCAAAATGTTAGCAACGGTCATTGTTGTGTAATTGGCGTTCAGAGCTGAAAATTCGGTAAATTGAACCAATGACAATGCTGGATCAATCTGTGGACGCCAGCTATTAAACGAATAGCTTACCCGGCCCATTACACAAGTTCCAGTAGCAGTAAGCCCGGCAGCATTGGCAAAAGGAAGCCCCCGAATACTTAAATTGTTTCCGGCAGTCATCCCGGTAGTGTCGATGTTGTCTAAACTTGCCTGAACAAAAACAGTGCGGCCAATTCGGGTATACCTAGCAACAGTCGTTCCCACGGTTGCCAAGTTTCCTCCACTGGTTGCGTCTGCAACTACTGGCGTCCAAGTGCCTTCCTCGTACCAGTTCAGCAATTCGCTGGTCATTCCGGCAGCGCCAGTGTTTGCGGTAAAGTCAACGCCTTGTCCAGCAGTCGCCGGAATTACGTTACCAGTGAGTTTAATGCTGCCTACAACGTCTAGTTTTTGCGCTGGCGTAATGATGCCAATACCTACACGATCGTTTGTTGCGTCGGTAAAAAACAGATTGGCATCTGTGTCGCCTTCAATCCGCACGTTGTAAATAGCCCCAATATCGTTAATCACAAGGTTGGTCGTGCCGATAATCATCTTCTCGGTAGATGCGCCGCCTGTTGCAGTCTCAAAATGAATTTGCCCTGTTTCAGCCGTTGACGTTGGGCTAAGAATTGATCCGTGAATGAGAGCGTATTGCTGTTTGTTGCCAGCCGAATCTTGGCCGTTAAACTCAATCTCTCCGATTGTGTCGGAGGCGGCTGGGCTTGCTGAGTTGCGGTACAGGTCAAGCAGTGGTGCGGCAGCGGCTCCGGCGTCAGTAGATGTAAGGGCCATGCCTAAAGCATCAAAAGATCGGCCAGCAGTCAAGTTAGCAACAGAGACTTGCTTAGTTGCGCTTGACTGAACAATAGGAAGTACCTCAGTACCAGCAAGCGGGGTAGTTGATGCGGGGAGTGCCGAGATTTTGGTGTCTGCCATGACGTATCCAATCAGTTAAACATTACTTCAACTAGCGAAGTAAGCGGGGGTGCTTGTGAGAAAGTTAAAGTAACGCCAGAAACGGTATAGGTGTTCTTGTTTTGGTACACGCCATTGATGTACACAAACGTAAAATTCTCACCTTGTGATGCGGCACTTAACGTAAATACAGTTTGCGATCCAGTACCCGTAAAGTTATCTACTTGGTAGCTTGCAGCCCCCAATCCCCGTATGTTGTCGTAGGTGGCTATCAGTACATCCGTTGAGGTATTTAAGACAAATTTGTACGACGATGCGCTTAGCCAAATTTCACCGCCCGGTACACGACCCGCCGAGTCCAAAATAATTGGATTGGTGTGGTTGGTGTTTCCAGAAGAACTTGTAAAAGTAGCCTTTGGAGTAGTCGTTCCGGCAGCGTAACTGTACAGCTTGCCGCCCGACAAGATAACGCCGCTGTTGGTAAAGAATTGAGCCGCTGCGCCGCCCACGGGGGAGAGAAATACGGCCATTTAGGTCACTCCAGCAGAATCAAGCCGCCATCCTCTTTAACGAGGTTGTCGCCGATCTCGGTTAATAGGTTGCCTTGCACAGTCGCGCTGGCGTAACCAGACAGGAGCGAAATAATGCTCCCCAGTCCAATGGCAACACCGTTGCGAATAGGAATGCCAAAGAAGCTCATTGGGAGTTAATCGGTTTGCAGTAAATCGTACCGTCCGTGGATACGCGAATTGCGCTCACGCGCCATTGGCCGCTAACGTTGGTTGGCACCTTGAACGGAATTGGTGTAAACGGTGGGATCGGGGTGCTTGCTGAGGTGGCGGTAACGCCTTCGCCAACCAGCACGTAACAAGCCTGATCAGACCAAACCATCACGGCTTGAGCGCCAGCAGGCCATGTACTTGTTACGCCAGCGCTGCCGGTGTAAGAGGCAGACCGGGCAGGGTAATTGGTATCGGACAGCGGGTTGAGAAATTCCATAATTTTTCCTTACGCCAAGAAGCGAAGTTTGTAGAGTGTACGCAAATAGATTTCAACAATGTTATCTATAAGCTGCTGGAGCGCCGAATCAGTCTTATCGCACAAATCGTAACGTGCGCCCTCAATCTCAGCGAGAGAACTTTGCAAAAACTCAATGATGTTAGGCGTCTTTTTTGCTGAGTTCAAAGTGATGGGGCCAATCAGACCGTACCGACCTTGGTAGGCTTCTGCAAAGTCATCAGCCGCGCCGACAATGCGCTCATAGAAGATGTTGAGCGCTTTGTGCTTGCTGTAGCTGCGCGTGTTCAGGTGGACGCTGTGCGCCACATCCCGCGCCAAGAACAGCACGCCTATAAAATCACACGCTTTCATTGCGGCATTCCTTGTTCAGGTGGCATCATCCCTTGTTCAGGCTGCATCATTTCCATCGGCATGGGCTCTTGGCGCATCTCCGGCATCTGGTTCATCATGCTTTGCGATTCCATCGCCGCTGCGACTACGCCCATAGCAATATCTTGAATCTGTTCCTCGCTCATGCCAGCCTGCGTAGCCGTGATACGTTGGGTTTCAGCTTGGTACTGCTTAATCTCAGCCTCGTAGTCTTTGCGGCGCATATCCTGCGCTTCAATCGACCTACTGACATTTTGCAGCATCTGTTGCATCTGCTCCATCTCCTGACCCATCGCCTGAATCTGCTGCTCTGCGGCCTGCAACTCAGGCGGCTTGTCGCCGTCTTGCATCAACCTTGGGTCAATCGTCTTGGCAAAGCGTTTTGCCATCTCTTGAGCGCCCGGCCAGTCCATGTTCTTCACAAACAGGTCACCCGCCACTTGCCACAACTGCGGATTGCCTTGCAGCAACTGACCCATCGCCTCTAACGCCTCTTGACGCTTGGTTGCGTAGCCTGGCCCGGTGGTAGCCACCACATCGTACTTGCCAACGCCGGGGTTGTAAATCTTGTCAATCACAATGCCCTGTTGGTCTATGATCTTCTTGACGGGCTCGGGTTGCATCGGATCAATCTTGACCATGCTTGTCTCGCCGTCCTCACCAATGATGCGTGCGATGCGCTGTGTATCGTAAATCTTGGGAATCAAGTCCACCAGTTGACGGGTCAAGTACCGCACACCACGCGCCAGGTTGTCACCAAAGTGGTAAGTCCCCACATCGCCCTCGCGCTGCCTAGCAAGAATGGCCTTGCCGCTGCGCTCATTCGATGTCATGCCCAACGATGCGTTGTACTGCCCTGTGGACGCTTTGATGTCTTCAGAAGCCCCCGCCTTGGCCTGTAGTAGCCCGCTGGAGGCCATCGGAGGCTGGGCACGCTGTGGTAGTGGCAGCGTAGCACCAGCGCCGTCCGTAACGTCTGGATTTACCTCCAAATACGGCCAGTTGGTGGTGTTTGCGGTCTTCCACTGGTTCTCGTAACCCTCAAACTGCCCACCGTACCCGATAAACGGCGCTTTGGGTGCCAGTGCAAGCATCTCTGCCTCTTGGCTCACCCAGTAGTTGTACATCCGCTGAGCATCCTTGGCGTTTCGCACGATGCCAGACACGTACAAGCGCCCGTCTACCTCAAATTCGTTGCCCACAACCCGCACAACCGGGATGTACTTACCCGCCCACTCGCGTTTTTCCAGTATTTCGTACCCGTTGATCTTGCAGTAGTTAATCCGGGGCCGGTCAGACTCGCGGCTTTTCTTGGGCTTGCCGTAAATAGCCTTCAACTGCCTATCTTCAGGCGTTCCAGCAAACGCCGTGGCGTTACCGGGGTACAGATTGAGCGTAGCCTTGTCGTAGTCAACGTAATAGTAGTCAGCAACGCGGATCGTGTCTTCGTTTAACCATTGCGACAAGTTTTGGTCACCCACACCAAGCGTTTGTAACGTCGTAATAGGCGCTGAATCGGGGTACATCCGCTGGTAGTCTTCTTTGCGGATGTCTTCGGTAACAAAGCAGTATTTGGCGTCCGCACCGCAGGGGTCTTGAATGGCCGGGTCCATGTACACCGAGAACGAATTGCGTACCCGCCCAATCTTGATGTCTTGATCAAACGTGTTGTCGTCGCAATACTCGGTCAGGATTCGGATATAGCCTTCTCCGTAGGAGACTTGGTTCTCACAAGCGGTGTCGTAAGCCACATCTGCGTCCGAGATGTACTCAATGTGCCGCACCATGCCGTTGAACACCTCGGCAACGGCAACGTCTGCCTTGTCGTCGGCTGGAATAACCTTGCCAGTTGGACGGTTCTGTCTCTGATCATTGGTTACCTGCCTAACGTGCTGGGGCAGCTTATTTATGGTCAGGCATGGCCGTGCGTTGATGGTCTGGCCCTGCACCGCTCCACGGGTCGCCAACACATCAGCAGGCCATTGCCACCGATTGTCAGGTGAGCCAGCGTAGAACTTCAAGTCGTCAATCTCATCCTCGCGGGACTCAGATAACGCCGATATCGCCATGTCCAAACGGCTTCGTGCGGTAGCCAGTACGCTTGAGTCGTCGTCCTTCTTGCCGCCACCGTTGGC